GGATCCGGGAGGCCACGGCGACAATAGACAGGTGTTACGTCTTTGCCGTCGTAGTAATCCCCGCCACACGACTCTCTGAACTTCCCAGCCCAGAAACTCTTGTGCGAGTTGACTTTGAGGCCGAAAGCCTCTAGATCAGCGATCACAGAAGGTGCCTCATGCGCGGGGACGATTAAATCGTCACCGTACACATAGACATCGCGCGTTGCTCTTAGAACAGCGCGAGGGGTGGGTCGTTTACCGGACCTTGCAATCCGACCGGAGACGATGATCAAGTAAAAGACCATCGCCTCCATAGGAAAGCAGAGTGCGGACCCCATAGACGCGAACTTCCTTAAGGGAAGAATTTTCCCATCAGGTAAGCGCGCACGCGTTGATCGACACGCAAAGACACTCCTCAAGAAATGGGGAGCGACCTTAAGCATCGACGCAACGTGTTTGCAAGACACCCGGTCACTCGCGTCAGATAAGTCAAGAGTGGCAAGTCTGCCACTATGACTACCTGAACGAGCAAGCTGGTTGTTCACTCCTTGATCACGAAAATTTACGTGACCCTTAGTTAGTGAATGACCCTCGATGGCCCGATAAAGGACATCTCGGATGCCCTGTTGGATGTATTGCATACAACAGGGTTCAATCGCAATGATCCGGGGCGCTTTCAGCGTCTTCGGAACATGAACAACCCGGACAGGGTCTTCTTGTCCGATAGGAATGATCGATACGTTCTTGAGTTCCTGGCCATTGACTTCAGTTCCCAAAGGGTAACCGTTATCAATGATAGGGAAATAAGGCTCAAGACGATCATACCATTTTCTCCAAACATATTTCTTATTTCCAGAAATATGCTCTGCAGTTGCTCCAGGCCCATGCCTCGGGGTACAATCTTGTAGGCGAATGCCATACAATACAGTACCCCAGAGCAAAGCACAAATCGCCAAAAACTTGGAATATTCGTGCTCCTGGAGTTTAAACGATGAAAGCTCTGTCTCAATTTTGACGAAGTTTTCAAGTGCTGCTTGCACTCTTTTGGGAGTGCACTCAAGTTCCACCTTCTTGAATGTAAGGCATATCTGCCGTACAGACTCAATAAGAGTAGGAATATCACTTGAAAGGTCTCCGTCGATGACAGTGTTTTTGTCATAATATATCAACTCTCCTGTTCTATGGTTGAAGATTTGTCCGAGCATACCTTGAAACAATTCAGGGATTGCTCCATTCTTCGTCCGGTGAAAACCGGCGAAAGATGCTGGGACTATTCGCCCACTCTCCAATGCTTGTTCAAAGTCATTGCAGAATCTGGGCAGGGAAATCGTTAGAAACGACAACCCTTCTGCTTCAACCCGTGATCTGCACGTCTGCAGGTCACGTAAATCAAGAACATCAGCGGTACACTTGTTTGAAGCATCTATATAGACAGCCTCAAACAGCTCCAAGAAGTCACTTACGTTGCTTTTCATGCGCCCTCCTTTATATAAACGAGGTAGGCATCAAGCCACAACGTAATCCTATGACCCACACGATAGCGTGTAGGTCCAAACAATCACCTACATTAAAACGCTAAAGGCGAGCATGTAACAAGGGACTTAAACTTTCTTCTCAAGATATTTCTTGAGAATAGACAACCCATCTGTTAAGGTCTTCCTTTCGGCTTTAGTAAGTTTTGTCTTACTAGCAAGAAAGGTTTCCAAAAACATACGGGCGATTGTCCAAGAAAAGTCCGAAACGAACCCGAGGGAAAACCCTCCTGATTCGACAATGCTGGCAGCTAACTGATGATCAGGCATAGTACCTCCGTTTTAGGGAGGCCTACGATTCCTGACCAAACAATTTGCCAATAGCAGTAGAGTCTAGCCAGGTTTTGAATCCGGCTATGAGCTGTTCCGTTTGGGTCGACGTAAAACCGGCCAAAGGCCGATCTACGACAACGTAGAACGAAAGCGTCTCATAATCGTTGACAGCTGTCAACGGATCTGCGACGACCGCCTTCTGGTCCACCCGTGCCATGGATCTAACTCGATCCCTGGACGGCGTATGAGAAACGGTAAGCGTAAACGTCTGATCAGACTTCTGATAGATTGATTTACGACCGCTAGTCTCCACGCGAGGCATGGCCTGAGCGACAGCATTGACTGTGATTGTTTGTGGGTCGGAAAACATGATGGTTGACCTCCGAAGTTTAGAATTGGGGGTTAATCGTAGTCATGTAAAATCCCTCCCAAGGGGAAGTCCATAACTAAGGACTACGATAGATAAGATCTTGGAGAGAAGCATATCAGCCAAAGCGACGCAAAACGCTGGTGGAGTACCAACAGAAAGGTC